TCGGCCCAGACAGGCATCGCCGACCTCGACCTCATCTCGCGTCATGCTCCGCTGGGGCTCGGCATCATCCCTCGGATCGAGCGCGACCCAGAGCGACGCGACATCGTGGCCGGTTGCACGAGAGTGAACCTAGCGCTGGAACGTGGGGCGCTGACGGTCGAGCGCACGATGTTCGACGCAGGATTGCGAGCACCTGCGGCACGCCGAACGCTCGCGCGCGCTATGACCGGATACCGCTGGGACCCGCGCATGCCCGGTCGACCAGCGAAGGACGGCGTTCACGACCACCATGCAGACGCCTTGCGCTATGCGGTTCGCGATGTGCTGTGGACGCTACCCGACCCACATCGCCCGCAGGTGCCTCGACCAGAGCAGCGCGCAGCATACGACGCGCCGTGGTCAACCGACCGCTGACGCTCGGCTCAAGCTGTCGTGCACTTTCTAACGCGGCGTGTTAGCTTCGGCGCATGCCGCAGACTGTGCGCGTCCCAAGCTATACCGCGCCTGAGCCCGTCGAGGGTCGCGGCATCGGCTCGCCTTCGCTGGCACTCAACGATGGCGAACACGCGAAGCGGTTCATCGCGCTGTCGCAGCGCGTTGCAGACTACGCGCGCGCTGAGCGTCTTGCTCCTGTGCGCGTTGGCTGGCAAGCGCTGTCGGGTCTTGCGACGTCGGCGACATGGGACGTACAACCCGCACCCGACTCGGAGGCGAGCGTGCGCGCTGCCGACGTGGTTCGACGCGTGCTGGGTCTCGGCGGCAACGCTGCGCCCGTCATCGAGTGGGAGGGTCGCGTCATCAGCCTGCCCTCGTGGGAGTCGCGCTTGCGTGACTTGCTGCGTGGCGCGCTCATAGGCTTCTCGCTCGCCGAGATGGTCGCATACCCGTTCGAAGGCACGACCTATGTCGACCTCGAACCTCGCGACCAGTCCAGCGTCCGGCAGTGGGTATTCGACACGGACAACCGTCTCGTCGCTGTGGACCAGTGGCAGCGGCTGCCCGGCGGCATATCCTCGATGGGCTCGCTGCGGCTGCCCTACGAGCGCCTCGTTCATCTGGTCTACCCGTCGCCTGCTTCTGGCGTCGAGGGCTTGGGCATCATGCGGCACGTCGAGCCGCTGGCTAGAGACTACGACCAGACGATGCGCCTGCGCGCCGTGATGATGTCGCGCACCGCATCGCCGACCCCGACTGTGACAATCAACGCGGAGGCCTACGGTCGAGAGCTTGGCACCATGCCCAGCCCTGCCGACATTGCCACTGCGCGCGACGAGCTTCTGAGCATCTTGCGCAAGTGGTCGGTCCACGAGGAAGCGGCGCTCATACTGCCGTCGTGGGCGTCGCTCGACTGGGAGGGTCGCCCAGACGCGGCGTACCCGACGAACGCTGTCATTGCCGATCTAGAGCGCCAGATATTCCAAGCCTTCTACGTTCAGCACTTGACCGTCGGATCGGCCTCGTCATCGGGCGCGTACTCGACGGCTCAGGTCCATGCCGAACTCGCCGCACAGCTTGCTGGCGACCTGTGCCAATGGGTCGCGGAGGGTCTTGCGGGCTACGTCCGCGCCATCGTCGCATTGAACATCGGGCCGATTCCGTTGTCGGACCTGCCGCGTTTGACGTATGCAGGCATTCGCTCGCCGCTGTGGACCGAGCGTGTCGCCGATGTCGTTTCTCTACTCGGTCAAGGATTGCTCACGCCGAGCGCCGATGATGAGCGCGCGATGCGCGCCGCGCTAGAGCTTCCAGCCCCAAGCGACACAGCGCAGGCTCGTGGTGAGCGCGCTCGCGTTGCGGGCGTGGTCGCCCAGCCAGAGCGCCCGAGCGCACTGCCGGGAGGGCTGTGATGCCGCTGTTGACGCAGGAAGAACTCACGCCGCCTGATGCCGTGCGCGATGCTGCTCGCAAGGGAGTCGAGCTGCACGAGGCAGGCAAGAGCGGCGACGGGCTCAAGGCCGAAACGGTGCGCCGCGCCAACTCGATTGCCGCTGGTGAACCACAGTCCGAAGAGTGGGCCACGGTTGAGGCCCCAGCGTGGTTCGCGCGTCATGAGTCGGATTGGCAGCGGGGCGAGGATGACCGTGCAGGCGACGAGAGCGCCGGTTACGTCGCATGGCTACTGTGGGGCGGCGACCCCGGCCGCAAGTGGGTCGAGCGGTTGCGCGATACGTATGACGAGCGGAGGTCCGACGAGATGAGCGACGATGCAGGTGCGCGCACGGCAACCGGCGTGGCGGCGCTTGCCGTCGAACCATCGTTCGTGGCGCAGCTATCCAAGGAGCGCAACGCGCGCGCGGCGCTGCCCGGCGCTGTGGGCGTCGTTCACCTAGAGGGCGGGCTGTACCCTTACGACTACCACGCCGCTCGCCTAGAGCTTCGCGCAGCCGCTCTACAGGGCGAGAACGTGGTCGTGCTGCACATCGACTCGCCGGGCGGCTACGTTGCCGGCGTGCGCGAAACGCGGCGCGCTATCGCGCAAGCGCAGTCGTCTGGCATTTACGTGGTCGCCTATGTGTCTGGCATGGCGTGTTCGGCTGCATACTGGGTCGCCGCCGCTGCCGACGAGATTGTGCTGTCGCCGCTTGCACAGGTCGGGTCCGTGGGCGTGGTCGTCACGCTTGCCCAGACCGACGACGACATCATCGAAGTCGTGTCCAGCCAGACGCCTCGCAAGCGTCAAGCGGTTGGCGATGGCGAGTACATGGCCGCGCTTCAAATGCGCGTCGATAAGCTCGCGTCGGTTATGCTCGACGACATCGCAGTCGATCGTGGACTCGACGTGGCAGCGCTGGGCGATGGCTCGACGTATGCGGCAGATGAAGCGATGGCGCGAGGCATGGCCGACCGCATTGCGACGAACGAAGACGATTGGCTTTTTCTTGGCGGGTCGATGCCCGCGAACTACGTGCGCAGAGTCCGGTCCGCCACGGCTCTTGCGTCTGACACAGGCGGCGACATGGAGGCGCTCGACATGGGCGAGCAGAACACGACGGCGAATACCGTCGATGCGGCGCAGGTCGATGCGCTGCGGCAGGAGCTTGAGGCAGTAACCGCGCAGCTCAACGCGGCCCGGGCTGACCTTGTTCGACGCGACGCGTCCGCAGTGGTCGAGCAGGCCATCGCCGAGACGCGCATTCCGCAGGCATCGCGCGATGCGTGGGTCGCGCGCGCCGAGCGTCTGGGCGTCGACGAGATTCGCGCGATGCTCGCTGACCTGCCCGTCATGGCGCAGGTCGGCAGGGCTGTCGGGCATGGTTCGACCGCCGACATCGAGCGTACCACCGACCCGCGCGCAATCGAGGTTTCGCGGGCCAACGAGATGCTGGCGCGATTCCGCGTCAAGGGAGGCTGAACATGGCGGCCATTCACGGTCAGGGTAATGTTCTCAGCGCCAAGCTCACCGCCTCGGTGACGCGTGGTCGCATCGTCCGCTTCGACGGCACGTTCAGCGGCGGCATTCCTGTCGTCGTGCAGGCGACCGATCCGACGTCTGCGACGGGTCACTACAACGGCCCCGTCGCCCTGAGCAGCGGCGTCGCGGGCGATGTCATTGACGTGCAGCTCGATGGGCTGTGCAGCTTCGGCACCGCCGCTGGCGCGCTCACGCCCGGTCGTCTCGTCACGACCGACGGCGCTGGCAAGTTCGCGCATGCCGTTGCCGGCGATGTCGCCATCGGCCGATTCATCGCGGGCAAGGACGCTGACGGCTCATCGAACAACGGCGAGGAGTGCATCGTGCTCCTTGGCATCAACCGGACCATCTGAGTCAGGAGCAATCAATGAGCGCTTCGAACCTTTCCCAGCTCGCGCCGGTTAGCCCGATTCTCTCGGGCGCGGCCATTGGCGCTGCTCAATCTGCAGGCGGGCTCGTGTTCCCCTTCTTGCCCATTCAGACGGTGTCCCCCGCCGCCTACAAGGGCAAGGTCTGGGTCGAGTCGTCGACGTCGTACATGGGCAGTCCGCAGGTCGTGCAGACGGCGCTCGGTGCCGACTACCCGCGCGCCGCGATGGGCACGCCAACCACCGTCGACTACGAGTGCGTCGAGTACAAGCTCGCGTCCGAAATCATCCCTCAGAAGCTCACGCAGCGGTCGCAATTCCCGACGCCGCTGGAAGAGCGTCAGGCGAGCGGCATCGGCCGGAAGCTCGCCTACGACATGGAGCGCCGCACCGCCGCGTTGTTCTTCGGCACTGGTAACTGGGCGAACGCGGCACTCGCCGCCGTGCCCGGCACCGGCTCGCAGTGGGACACGACGGTGACCGCGACGCCCATGCAAGACCTTCACAAGATCAAGACCATCACGCGAGAGCAGGCATACGGTCGCGCGCCCGACACGCTCATCATGGGCCGACAGATTGCCGACGCGTTCGCCGATTCGTTCGCCGCGAGCAACATGCGCGTCGCGACCAGCGGCGCCGCTGTCGTCTCGCAGCAAATCGCGACGGACGCCTACCTTGTCGACCTCGTTCGGCGAGAGCTGGGCCTGCGGCTGCTCATCGGCAATCAGCGCGCGCAGACCAGCGCGCCGGGCGCTGCCCAGACGTCCGACTACGTCTGGGGCAAGAGCCTGTGGATGGGCTGTCTTGAAGGCGCCGACACGGCGAGCAATGGTGCTGGCGACATCATGGCGCGCGCGGTTGCTGCGCTGCTCATCGTCGAGGACGGTCTTAGCGGTCAGGGCCTGAGCATGGACGGCATCTCGATGCCCATCTCGGTTCGCTCCTACGAGACGGCGCCTCCTCAGGCGGTCGGCACCATCGTTGCCGCCGAGGTCTACTCGGACGAGATCGTGCTCGACGCGAATCTGGGCTACCTCGTCACGAGCGTGGTCGCCTGATGAGCGCCCGCGTCCGCCTCATGCGCCCACTGCCGCGCCTCGGCTTCTACAACGCGCCAGTCGTTGTCGATCTGACGCGCGAGCAGTGGCTTTCGGCACAGCGCGACCTCGG